CCACCACGGCACAAGCGATTGAATCACTCGCAGAGGACATATCTACGGTTGCAGACAGGTTATCTAGGCTGGCCTTGTAGGCCAACTTTTGATTTCTCGCCTGGTAGCGCAGATCGACCCCACACTTGCGAAGGCGCCGACTAATCACGCGACCCACCCCGAGCTGGAACCAGACATTCAGTCCCGGCTCGACGGCGATGACGCGATTAGTCTTAGCGTTCTTCGGTACAGTGTCAACTCTATTACCAACTTGAAAGGAGATAGATCCCCCGTCAACCAGCCGTCGTACCCATCCAGGGTACCACAGCGGCATAGGCTGGCGAATAAAGTAAAACAAGTCGCGTGTTATTCCAGATTCCATTTGGAACTTGGCAGGAGAACTAGCATCCACACGCTTTATCAGCGTGGAGGCACCAGGTCCCCAGTTGGCACGATCAACCACCTCCTCATATTCAAATTCACCCAGGATTCTTGCGATTTTTTGTCGGATTGCATTTTGCAACCAGACCGTGTTAGGGGTTTTAAGCCTATCACTGCAAGGGTACCGAAAGCGTGAATTCGTCAACCTACATTTCTCTTCAAAGTGATAAAATTTGTCGAGAGCAACCTTATCCAAATCGCGGTCTAATTTTAAAAACTTAGACTTTGACAAGAATTCGGTCGCAACATAGGCATCTCTAAACGTATCCACTGTATAATCAAGTGGGTTAATCTCGAGATCGACCAGCTGTTCATGCTCCCCATTTTCATAGAGGAGCCAGACAGCTAGAGACCTCGGGCAGTCGAGAGACATGAGAAAGTGCTTAATTGCCGAGGACGTAATATCATCGGTAACACGGAAGGTTCGCAATCCTTTAAGGAATTGCTTACCACGCTGCTTAGTAGACATGGTCTGTTTGTTCCTTGGTTACGTTTGTCTATCCTGTCTTTACCAGACAGGGTCGAGGTTCGTAACACAAGCGCCTAATGGTGTTCCCGTGTTGTCACTTGGGGCACCATCGGACGCTTGGATCGTAGCCAGAAAGAGAGATTCGAGCATCGTGAGCAATTGTAGCCGCTCATTATACGTCGACCTCTCCGGCAGGATAAAATCCAAGTGCGCTTGCAACTCGTACGCCTTCGTCGGAGCCGGCTCGATGCCGGTATTCGTAGAAGGAGACGTGGTCGCTAGGCGCGGAACAAAGAGCTTGACAGATGTTTTGTACATCCGGCTAACTTTCGTCGGCTTTCGTACTTGCATCGTCAATCTCGGAAAGCCAACCGTGATACCACCACTACGGTCGACCCACTCAGCAACACCTTCGGCATTTACGCCGTTGGCTGCTAAGGTCGTATCTATACCAACAGTGGCCGAGTTCGTCTTCATGACGCCATCGAAGAACACCGATGATACAGTCTTACCTGTGACTTTAATGTCAGCTTGTGCCGGCATTATATGGACTCCTGAGAAGTACAATTATGATCGTATCTTGCTACCTGCCGCAAATCCAACCCTCAGTAATGCTAAAGCATTTAGTGCGTGCGTTACGGATAACGGATTTTTGAAACTAGGCAGTTCTCTATTCGGAAAGCTCGTGAGAGCCGTACGAACGAGAGCTACGTCGTCCCTAGACCAGCTACCGCTGCACATACTAACGTTCAGACTATCTGGTAAGTTGGGTGCGTAGGATACTATCACGCTTTGCATAGCTTTTGTGAAGACTGTCTTCGACCCCGAGACGAACTCTTTTCCTTGCCATAACGACAAGGTTTCGAGCCACGGCCCTATAGGAAGAAGCCAATCCAACACGAAGCTATACGGTAACACCTCCCAAGCAAGATTAAGAGGGTTCGTAAATCCAGTCTGCTGCAAGAACGTCGTGAGCCTACTAGCCTGCCTATACTCCAGTGTGAAGCGCGTCGTAGTACGGACCTGAGTAAATCGGGTCCCACCTTGACGTGGTGCTTCTCCTGTAGCAAAGAAAGGCGTCGTTGAGTCACTATGCTCCGTAGCACTGGAGGTTACCCGCAGGACACCATTTGGACCATTTCCTCGCCTATTAAGCTCGGAAATTAGCTGTACAGATTCATGTATGTCATTAAGAAGAGGTTTCCATCCATATTGAATCATGAGCCAATTGCTGGCTGTAGACTCAGATTTAGATGGATTCTTCCCACGCGCATACTTGTCCTGTGCAGGATGGTACAAAAGTTTTAGGGCCTCAGAGAAGTTTCCCACTCTGGTAGCCTTATAAGCCATCCGTATTCTGTTTACATTATCTGTAATCATACGTACGGTCTGCTTGTATTGCACAAGGTCTTGGGCCAAATTAGCTTCAATTGTGCCCACCTTCTTTGCAAGCCGAGCAAAAGCTTTGTCCGACTTCCCGGTAAGATGTCCCGGAAAGCCAGGTAAAGCAAAGTGCTTACTCATGTGCCAAGTCTGAAATACATAGTATTGGGGCCTTGAAGGGCTCGTTTCACTATATACGACC